CTGCTTTTATCTTCGGCAAGTTTCCTACATCAATGTAGAAAATCCTACGCTCTGGTGCGCGGGATAATCTATATATCACCAAACTATCCTCAATCATACGTAATTGGTTGAGTGATTTGATGGCTTTGTGTAGATATGATAACGTAGTGCCTTTATTTCGATCAACTAATCCAGATGTACAATATGTAATGGAATCTCTTGCCATCTTGATTCCTTGTGAATTACCTCTCGCTTGTATGTTACCTGTTGGATATGCAGCTTTTGGATTGTAAATAAAATATTCTTCAATCTTTGGAAAAGGATAATCAGTTGGATCTTTTGATAAAAGATTATTTACTTTAAATTTATCTTCCTTACTCTTCATTTCTTGTCTTACATAACGCATTTTACTCGCGTCAATGTATCTGAGTTCTTGTATTCCCTCCTCTGGTTTCTTAATATCAATTACTTTATGATAGTAAAGTCTACCATCAACATACCAGTTACGATATATTTCATGTGCCTTTTTATCAAAATCTAACAAATCAAGTATATATTTAAACTCCTGTCTTACTTTCTTTTTGATACCATCACTTGCATTTAAATTATCTAAATCTATTTCTACTGGAGTATCATTTGAATCAGAAACGACTGCCTCATTTACAATATCTTCAATCGCACTATCTACCTCCGGATGTAGACACATTTCACGATATCTTTTTATAAGGTCAAATTCAGTTTTAAATACACCTTCAATGTCAACATAAGAACCAAAAAAACCACTACTCATATAGTAGTCTGACTCATCCTCTCTATTTGGAGGAATAGGCGAGACTACATTTGGAGAAAGTGGTTCTGTGTCCTCTATCGAGAACCCAAATAACTTAGACATGATTTATACTATTTTATCTATTTAGTTAACCGTTAGGGCCACCTGCATTAACAAATCTGAATGATTGGACTTGGAAGTCAACTACGAACTCTTCTATTGTATCAGAAGAATCATAAGATAGGTCAATTGATGAAACATTTGTAGGAAATATGTCGATAAACTCATATTCTCTTAACACTGCGTTGCGATCACCAGCGTTATTTTGTGAACTTGGAGCAGATCCTCTACCAAGTTGGAATACTTTCGCATTTACCATATAAGCATTTGGATCAGTTGCACCTAAATTATTTTCCAATTTAGCAATAAAATCAACCCATTCTTCCATCGCTTTCCTAATTCTGAAATCTTCATCATTAATAATAGTAATACTCCAAGGTTCAATAGTTCTGTCTCCAGCGACTTTAAAAATACGACCCCTAAATGGTATGTCAATATTAGCAATGACTGAGGCAGGTAACTGTGCTGCCTTACACATATATCTGAAGTTATCAGCTGGCCATTCAATACCTGCTGGTAAGGTGGTTAGTTCCACCTCAAACAGATTAGGTCTTGCTCCACCACCGATAAGTTGAGATTTAAATTGAGAAATTGTTTTGTTTTCTCTTGTTGTTGCCATGGTTTTTAATCTCCTTTAGTTATTTATTTAATTAAACTCGACCTGCTACTTCTTCAAAACTTACACCAGTTCGTGTAGCAACGAATGTCAACGTAATGTAGTTGATTGATCTGGATGGTTTTAAGAAGATATCAGCTCTAAATTCATTGTTGTCAATAACATCAGGAGTGTTATTAGACGTGTCGCAAATAACTAAGAATCCTGATAGACCTCGTTTTGCTTCAACATCTCTCAAAAATGGTTCAACAATGTTTCTGAAGTTTGCTCTTGTAAGTTCATCATTTAACTCGAAGAGTTGCGCTTCAGCAGCACTCTCAAGAGCTTGCTCAACTGTAAGGAACAAACGACGAACGTTAATTCTATCAAATGCTGATGCAAAAGATAGTGCTGTTTTATCACCAAATAGGAGCGTTCCTACTCCTGCTTTTGTAATAAATGAATTTATCCTTTGTGGATATAGTAGATCCCTTTGATCTTTAGTTGGATTATATGCAAGTTTGATTGCATTATTAATCACACCTCTTTGTTCACCAGCAGGTGAGAACCATGGGAACGCTGTGATCGCTGTGCGAACCATTAATCCTGCAGTATCACCATTTGTAGGTACATATCTGAATTCATTGTTAAATCTATCAAACATATATTTGTATCCACTATCAAATGTTGCGAATGATGATGATGTGAGTGGACTAAAGTACTCAATCAAATTATTTGTTTGAGTTAATGAGTTTGATATATTAACGATGTCTCCCCTGTGTGGCCCAATTGTTGCCATACAGTCTTTTCTTGCTTCAACTATTGATATTAAGTGATTCGCTTTTGATTGTGATTCAAATCTATTTGAACATCCTGGCCCCATTATAAGGAAATCGACTGCTTGCTCATCTTTATTGGATAAAGTGTCATACGCAGTTTTTAGATCACCCAATTCTGCTTTCATTCCACCATTTTCTCCAGCAGCGGGAATCGCACCGGAAACGCTAGTGTAATCTGTACCACCACCTAGTGTATAAGAGACATTTCCTATTCCTGCGAATGTTGTCCCTTGAGCATTTTGACTCCATAGACCTTGAGCAGTTGTATTTGCTACGAATCCAGTTCCAAAACCAGTCGCTCTAGGCTCTTGGAATGCACCATCAGTTGTTTTATGGAAAGTGTCTTGAGATTGTGATGGATTAAATCCAGCGTAAATGTTTTCTGCTCTCTCAGCTATTCGTTGTTTATAATAAATTTTTTCTGGTGAGTTGACATTTGAAATAGCGTCAACTGCTTTGGATAACCCAGTAAATCTCTCAATTACGTTACCTTGAATACCTGTGACCACTCCGGCATCATCAACGACAACAACATGAATACCGTCATTTTTTCCACCCCTGTCAGAGGCGTATTTATTAGTGGTTGGTCTTGGTGCAAGAGATTTCCAGAATATTGTCGAATTTTCTAGACCCAGTGTTTGTTGATCATACCAATCGATCGCTGTTACAATCTCAGCAGATGCAGCTGTATTTGCTGCGTTTGGTTCACCAGTATTAATACCAGAACTATTTACAAAGAATATGGTAGTTGCTGCAGCACCAACTGGTTGATTCAGACCCTCTGCCACCGTTTTGAATGAATTGGAAAGAGAATTTGTTGCGTAAGAAATAGGAAATTCTGTTCCAGCACTTGATACTCTTGATGTTATTTTTACATCAAACTTTGAATCACCATTAGTTGCATCAGTTCTCACACCCGTAACAATTCCTTTTAGGTGTCCCGTGAATGATGTTGTTGTCCCAACTCCAGCTAAAACTAAATTAGTCACCGCTGCTGTTACGCCAGCACCAATCGTACATCCATAATCTTCAAGACTTGTTGTGTTTATTCCTATTATTTGATCTGCTACGTCATCTATCTGACATACTTTTAGTCCATTACCCCAAGATCCCGGATGTTTTGCAGCATAGTAGAAACTTGTATCGCCTTCATGATTTTCTTGATAGTCATCAAAACTTTCAATTTTCAAACCACCATTTCCAGCAATAACTGTTGTAGATGCTATACCTACACCAGCGTTTGCATTTCCTAAATTTGCAGAATCTGCTCTAACAACTTTTAGTACACCACCATATGATAAGAATGACGCTGCGCTCATCCAGTATTCATATTGCCTATCTGTTGAAAGTGGTTTTCCAAAATTCTTTATAAGTTCTTCTTCATTAGAAACTTGAATAGGTGTGTCAATTGGGCCAAGACGAAATGGGCCTGCTATCGCGCCGATATTGTCTAATACATTATCTGCTCTTCCTACTGTTAAATCAACCTCTCTGACCAGTATGCCGGGAGATAATTGAGGAGTCGCCATGTTTTTCTCCGAGTTCTCAGTTTTTATCTAGAAATTATTTATTGTTTGCACACTTTAGGGAACAGCTTATAATGCACCATCCCAAAACGAGTCATATCCAGTTGGTTGAATGTTTCTTGATATTAAATATAATCCAACATTACATGCAAACCAATTAATATTAATTATCCAAGTTTGCCTCCATAAGTATTTTCTATTTGTTTCCACAATAAAAATATTTCTTTGATTATCTGATTGTTTTACAACTTGCTCTAATATTAATGCAATGACAAATCCAATTGCATAGATGTAAAATGCAAAATTTAAAAAACTAGAACTGAAAAGTAAAAATGAAATCATTACATGTACTCCCACATAAAAGAACGATCACCATATTCATCAACCTTCCAACGATCACCCTCTGCATCAACAAAGGAGTCTTCTTCTAGGC